TTTGGTGATCCAAAAGCATCTACTTATAACAATCAATCAGAAGTGGCAAGAGGTGCGTGGAATAATTCAGTGATACCTTTTAATAATAAGATGGTATCTTATCTAAATACTTTTGTTACAGCTAATCATAATAGAGTGCAGGGCCTAACCAAATCAAACGGTTATGAAATTGTATTTGATACTAGCCATGTTCAAGAACTACAAAAGGATAAGAAAGTAGAAGCTGAAAAGAATAAGATAGTAATAGAGGGTATTACGTCTTTAGTTAGTTCTAATATGTCAGATGATGCAAAGGTTATGATGTTAACTAAATTGTACGATGTAGAAGAAGACGAAGCGCAAATACTAATAGAAACAAATGGAAACGATAGCGGACAAATTGACCAAGGAGCAAATCAAGAAGCTCAAGGAGAAAACCAAGGAGAAGAAAACAACTCAAACAGTTAATAAGGATGATTTGCAAAGAGTTAAATAAAGAATTTACAGATAAAGCATCAATGTTTGCTGAATTAAAGGCAAATAAAGAGCTAATTATTAAGGAGAAAAAGAGTCAAATCTTTAAATCTTGCGATAAGAATAGCACTGTACCATTTAAGCCGTTAAAGTTAGATGCTATTAAGGGGTTAAAAATGTCGGACGATGCTTACTATATTGCTGTAAATACTACAAATGTTTTAGATTCTCATGGTGATTTACACGTCAAAGGTATCTGGAATAAGTCAGTTAAGGACCAACAAGGGAAAAACTACTTAGTCCTAGACCATAAGATGGAGGTATCCAATGTTGTAGCTAAAAAGGAAAATGTAGAGATGTTCATAGCAGATATTTCTTACGACTCTATTAACAAAGGTTATGCAGGAGATACACAAGCATTAATATACAAGGTCGCTAAGTCTGACATTATTAACCCACTAGCAAAAGAATGGCTAGAAAGTAAATCAGACATAGAGGCTAGTGTACGTATGCAATACGTTAGTGTTGAATTGGCTTTAAACTCTGATGCTAAATCAGATCAAGAAGAGAAAGCTGTATATGATGAGTATATTGATAAGATAGCTAATAAGTCAGACTATGAAGAAATAGAATATTTCTGGGTGGTTAAGGAAGCTAAAAACGTTGGAGAGTCTAGTTTAGTTCTAGCAGGTTCTAACAACGCAACAGGAGTAATTAACGAGGCCGCTAATAGCACCTCGAAGATTAATATAGTTCAGCCATCAAGAGATACTGAACCAAGTAAAATTTTCATAAACTATAACTTAATTTAAAATGAAAACGATTGAAAAGTTTTTATCAGAAAAAGGTATCTCTAAAGATGTATTTGAGGGATATAGCGCAGAAGAAAAAGCTGCAAAGTTCAACGAGTTAAACGCTGAAAATGTAAAAGCATTTAACGAACTAAAAGACGCTGAGGGTGAAAACTCTAAAGCTATTGCTGAAATGTCTAAGGCGGTTCTTGCTATCAAAGATGAGCAGTTAAAGAGCCTTAACGAAGCATTAAAAGAGCAAGGTGTAGCATTGACTAAACTACAAAAAGGAGAGACTCCTAACGTATCTCAAGAGTCTTTAAAGGCTAAATTAGAGGGTAAAAGAGCTGAATTAGCAACTCTTAAAGGTTCATCTTCTGCAATGAACAATGTAAAGATTGAGCTTAAAGCTGCTGGTGATATGTCATTTACTGACAACGTTACAGGTCAAGTACCTCAAGCGTATAGAATCCCAGGTTTTAACGACCTACCACAAAGAGAAACTAGAATGCTAGATTTGCCTGTTAAGGCTACTGTAGATTCTAACCTTATCGAGTGGGTGTATGAGGCTAACGAAGACGGTACAGCAGGATACACAGCAGAGGGGCAGCTTAAGAATCAGATTGACTTTGATTTGTTAGTAGGTTCTGAAAAGGTGCAAAAGATTACTGCATTTATCACTATTACTGATGAATTGTTAGATGATCCTGCACAAATGGAATCTAAAATCAGAACTAAGTTAACTGAGAAGTTACTTCAAGCTGTAGAGCTAGGTTATTACTCTGGTAATGGTACTACTAACTTAAACGGTATTAGAACTGTTGCTTCTGCATTTGATCCGGGTACTTTTGCTACTGGTTCAGCTAACGAAGTAGAGAACGCTAATATTGTAGATGTAATTGTAGTTGCTAAGAATCAGATTCAATTAGCTAACCAATCAATGCCTAATGCTATCTTAATGAACCCTACGGATGTTGCGGTAATGAAGACTATCAAAGTATCTGCTACTGATAGAAGATACGTAGAGAGAGTTTTAGTTTCTGGTAATACTTTGTCTATTGACGGTACACCTGTAGTTGTTTCTAATCTAGTCGCACCTGGTGAGTATGTAGTTGGTGACTTCGGTTTATCTACTCTTTACACTAAACAGGCTTTAACTATTGAGATTGGTTATAACGCTGATAACTTTGTTAAGAACTTCAAGACTATTAGAGCAGAGTGGAGAGGTGCAGCAGTTGTTGAAACTAACGATAGAGGTGCGTTTGTAGCGGGTGATTTCGCAACAGACATCGCAGCTATTACAGCAGCATAAATAACAAAAGGGGGCTTTAATTAGTCCCCTTTATTTAATTTTAAAGTATTATTATGATAGTTATAGGTTTAGGTAAAAACGGGATAGTAGAGGGTAAAAAGTATGATTTATCAGAAACTTCTGCAAAGGTCCTTATAGCTAAAGGATTAGTATATAAAGAGGGAGAAGAGAAACCAACACCTAAAAGAAAACGTAAACCAAGAAAGAACTCTAATAATACTTAGTGAATTTAGTTTTTTTGTTTTTTAAGGGTGTGTAATTAATTACATACCCTTTTTTTATATTTGTAACTAAGTTTAATACAAAACGTAAAAATAATTTGATACACTAAGCTAAAAATTATGGCAGTTACTTACGAATTTATTGATGATGGAAAGTCTTTTGTTATTAAGTACAAAGGGCAATCTTACAGAGCAGCAAAGAATGATGTAGAACTCATTATTCCAAATGAAACAAATGATAACATATTAAAGATAAGGAGCAATTCAGCCCAACTTACAGACATTGAGATAAACCTCGATGAAGATACCATACTGGGGGTAGGTGCAGGTAGCACCACAGCAACAGCACTCGATTCAGCACTTGGTGCTATTTTTTTTTTAGAAGAGGGTGGAGGCTCGGGCGGTGGTCAAGTAAATACGGTCACCGCTCAGTCACCTTTAGAGGATAGCGGAACAGTAAATAAAACTATCAAGTTAGAAGATGGTTCAACTGATAGCAGCCAATTATATTGGAACGGTTCTGCATGGGTAGAAATTGATCTACCTTATACAGTAGCAAACGATCTAGTAACATTTGATAGAGACGTTCAAATACCTCAAAACTCTTTAAATATTGGTGATGCTATAAAGATGAGTGATTTAGCTCAATCAATAGGCTATAAAACATCTTTTGATAATAAGCAATATATTTTAATGGGTTATGAAATTACTGATAGTGATAGTAAAAAACCATTTATAAAAGACTTTAGTTCGCCTAGTTCTTTTACTTTGCAACCTTTGGATAATGTAACTGAAACATTTGTTAATAAACTATCTGTTACAATAACATCAGTACAACAAGTAATAGGGAAAACTTACAAAATAAAAGCGGTTTGCGATCAAGATATTTTGATTCAAGTTTTTAGAGTAGGGGAGGATACAGGTGTAAATACCTTAATAGTCAACGAAGAAGTTCAATCTTCTCAAACGAACATTAATGGTTTTGTTTTTGATTTAATTCCTTTGGTAGATTTTGAGGGGGGTAAAGATTATATTATAGAATTTTCACCTTTAAACGGTGGTAATTTAGAGGTAAAAGGTGGCTTAATAGCTAATCAATTTGTTCCTTACATAGAGAGAACTTTAGGCTGGGAATACACAAAAAAAGAAGTTTCTTTAGTTGATGACATACCTAAATTATACGCTCACATAGGAGTAACTAATAATGCACCTATTGAAAACAATACTAATGTACCTGTTCTTTTTGATACTTGGGATTTAGTGATACCAGAAAACGGTTTGTATAATGTTCATGTAACAGTAGAGTATAATATAAACGTTGTAAATAGGGATGCTATATTTAGATTTGATGTGAACGGTGCTACAGGTATAAATATAAATCAAGAATCTAAAGATTTAACAAATAATATATTCTTTACAACTTTTGCCTTTGACACATTACAAGCGGGAACAAATACTATTGAGTTCTATGCTAGTATAGAAAGCCCTCAAAACCCATCTCAAAGGGTAGAGGTTAAAAGTAATAGATATACAGCTCAAAAAATTGATGAAGTAAGCTAGTTTGTTTTCTATTGTGGTAAAGTGATGAAAGGGGTGGGCGTTTGTTCACTCTTTTTTCGTATTAACAAATAATATTTTGTATTTTTA